TTACCTAGGCACTGGAAGAGATTCTGGTGAGAAGGACCCTACGGTACAGGCTTTAGGATTCGGGTCTCAGATTTACGGTGCAAGAGCAGACCTGATTATCCTAGATGACGTTGTGATGAACTCAAATGCCCACGAATGGGAAAAGCAAATTGAATGGCTTCAAAAAGAAGTTATCACACGTTTGGGGCGACACGGAAAACTGCTAGTAGTAGGAACCCGTGTCTCCTCAATTGATTTATATAAAATGATTAGGGATGGCGGACAATGGACTGGAGGCAAGTCTCCTTTCACATACTTCGCTATGCCAGCCGTATTAGAATTTGATGAGAAGCCAGCCAATTGGAAAACCTTATGGCCTTGGACTGATAGACCAGAGGGCGAAAAAGATGAAGCGAATGAGGAAGGGCTGTTCCCTAAATGGGACGGACCGTCGCTATTTACAAGACGCTCTGAAGTGGCGCCATCTGTCTGGGCTATGGTCTACCAACAAGAAGATGTCACAGAGAATTCAATCTTTTCTCCGACCTGCGTCGCAGGTAGTGTTAATGGAATGCGAAAAAGAGGACCTCTCAAGCCTGGAGTCCCAGGACATCCGAAGCATTGTGAATCTACATATACAGTTATTGGCCTCGACCCAGCAATGGCGGGAGCAACAGGAGCGGTAGTTGTTTCTTATAACCGTTCTGATGGAAAGATATATGTTTTAGATTGTGTCAATATGACAGACCCTACTCCAGCCAAGATTCAAAACTTGATTGAAGAGTGGGTGCCTAAATTTAAACCACAAGAAATACGAATTGAAATTAACGCCCACCAGAAGGCTTACGCCCTGGATGATAACCTAAGAAATTATCTAGCCCAATATGGTTGCCAACTTAACTCACACTTTACTGGTAAGAATAAATGGGATGTTGGATTCGGTGTAGCCTCTATGGCAAGCCTATTTGGTTCAACCAGAGATGGTAGATTCCAAGATAACAACATACTTGAATTACCAAGCAATGAAGGTTCTGAAGGTCTTAAGACTTTAGTTCAAGAACTTATTACTTGGAAGCCTGACACTAAGAACCCAACTGACTGTGTAATGGCTTTATGGTTTGCAGTTATTCGTATCCGTGAATTAATGCAACAGTCAACACGAATTGGGCAGTACCAAAACAATAGATGGGCTACAAGAGCGCAACAGTCAAGACGTGGTTCACTTAATTTAGATGAAGCCTTTGCAGAGCAATGGGCCGAAACTTATAACTAAAGGAGATAAACAATGGCAATTCCAATGATTGCAGCAGGCATTGCTGCTAGAGCAGTGGCAAAGAAACTTGCATCAAGAGCAGTAGGCGGTATTACTGGTGCTGGAGCAAAACAAGTAGCCCCTGTATATCGTGAGATGGGTACTGGCTCAGTTACTAAAATACCTAGTATTACAAAAAATCAACAAAAAGTTGTAAACGAGATGAGAACTAGTATTGCAGAAAAAAGAAAATCTGGAGAACAAGCAAAAAGTATTAAAGATTCAATAGAGCCAATTTATAATACTTATAAAAAATCTCCAACAGTTAAGGTTAACAGCAACCCAACACGGGCTAGATAAATAAATTTTCTATCGTTAGGACATAAATGGCATTAACAATGGAACAGGTAGCAGCACGGGTTCAATCCCTGCGTTACCGTAATAGCGAGAGAGATGCTCGTAACCTAGACGTTCTTGCTGTTCGTAAAGGCAAAATATCAGAAGTCTATCCTGACTTCTTTCCAGATGGTGTAGACGCAAATGTCGTTGCAAATTTTATTGATGTCGTTGCCAGAGACCTTTCAGAGGTTATGGCGCCTCTTCCAGCGGTTAACTGCTCAGCCGCTAATCAGGTCAATGACCGTGCTCGTTCTTTTGCTGATAAGCGTACTCGCATTGCTAGTAACTATTTTCAGAACTCTGACCTATCTGTACAGATGTACCAAGGAGCGGACTGGTATTTAACTTATGGATTCCTTCCATTTGTTATCGAACTAGACGATGATGCAAAATTACCTCGCATTCGTTTAGAAAATCCAATTGGTTCTTATCCAGAGTTTGACCGATATGGTCGCTGCGTAGCATTTGCTAAAAGATACACTTTAACATTGGGCGAATTGGTAACTCAGTTCCCTGAGTATGATTCTATAATCCTTGGACAAGATGGATACAAGCAAGATTTAAATGGTCAAGTAGAGATGATTCGCTACTATGATAAAGACCAATCAGTTGTTTATTTACCAGCAAGACAGAATTTAGTTCTATCACAGGCCAAGAATCCTATTGGTAAGATGATGGTAGTAATAGCCCGTAAGCCATCTATTGATAGCGAACTACGTGGACAGTTTGATGATGTATTAGGAATTCAATTACTTCGCAATCGTTTTGCTTTACTTGCAATGGAAGCAGCGGAGAAATCAGTACAGGCACCTATTGTACTTCCACAAGATGTACAAGAATTACAATTAGGTGGAGATGCGGTTATCCGTACAGCCAACCCAGCAGGTGTTCGCCGTGTAGAACTTACATTGCCACAAGGTGCATTTACTGAACAAAATCTTCTTAATGCAGAACTTAGAGTTGGTGCTCGTTATCCAGAATCTCGTACTGGAAACATTGATGCATCTATCGTTACTGGTCAAGGTGTACAGGCTCTTATGGGTGCCTTTGATACACAGGTTAAATCAGCACAGGCTATTTTTGCAGCAGCACTTCGTGATGTAATTCGTTTATGTTTTGAAATTGATGAAACTATTTACCCTGAAGAAAAAACAATTCGTGGCGTAGATTCTGGTTCACCATACGAAATTACATATAAGCCAACTAAAGATATTAAGTCTGACTATTCTGCAGATGTACGTTATGGAATGCTTGCTGGTCTTAACCCAGCCCAAGGTCTTATCTTTATGTTACAGGCTCTTGGCGGTGGTTTAATATCTAAAGATATGGCTATGCGTGAGTTGCCATTTACAGTTAACGTTACTCAGGAACTTGAGAAAATTGAAGTTGAGAATATGAGAACATCTCTTCTTGGTTCTCTTACAGCACTAAGTCAAGCAATCCCTCAGATGGTTGCAAGTGGACAAGATGCATCTGGAATAGTAAATAAAATTGCTGCGGTTATCAAGGCTCGTCAAAAGGGTCAAGCATTAGAAGATGCAATTGAAGCCACATTCGCTCCGCAGCAACCAGTTCCTTCTGCTGGAGTTTCTAATCCTATGGTTGAGCAAACGTCCCCTGCTCCCTCTGGTGCTCCAGCAGAAGGCGCTCTTCCACCAGAACAAGGTGGACAAATGGCAGCCCCTACACCACCACCAGACATTCAAACAATTCTTTCAAGTTTAACTGGAAGTGGAAAAGCAAACGCAAGAGTAGTCACTAGAGGTTAACAAGGTGGGGGACAATGACAACAATAATTGGCTTAGAACATAAAGACCGCTGCTTCATAGTTGCCGATAGTCAAACAACTGACGCTGATGGAAAAATTTATTCACATCCAGAGGTTAAGAAGATTTCTGAAAATGGAATGTTTCTAATTGCTGGTTCTGGAGAAACACTCCCTTGCGATATTGCACAACATATCTGGGAGCCACCAACTCCCACTAAGCAAGATAAAGAAAATCTATATCGTTTTATGATTGTAAAGGCTATGCCATCTCTGCGTAAATGTATGACAGATAATGGCTATAACTTTGATGAAGATACAAAAGAAACTCGTTTTCAGTTTATTATGGCTGTTGGTGGAGAAATCTTTGATGTTGACCAAGAGTTATCAATAAGTAAATCTGCAGATGGAGTATATGCTGCAGGCTCAGGCGCACCATATGCGCTAGGCGCTTTATATGCTGGAGCAGATGCATACCAAGCAATGGAGATTGCATCCAAAATTACAGCATTTACGGCAGGACCATACATATCAAAAGAACAACCCAAAAAAATTAAGTAGGAGGAACGATGGCTGGTAACGAAAACAGTGGTGGTAACCAACCTAATTCTCCACAAAACAACTTTGGCGTATCAGCATCAGGTGGTGCTGGTAGTAAAGATGGTCAACCAAATATGTACATTCCAGATATGAAAAGTTTAGGTTCTACTGGAGTAGAAACTATGGCACAACAAGGTGGAGCAAAATTGGCTAAAGCAGAAGGAACACCAGCATTTGATATAAGCAGTATCAGAACTTTATTAGATGATACTCAAAACCCAATGGAACCACAATCTACTGGCGTTAACTTTGGTCGTGGAGCAGGCGAGAGCGTATTGCCAGCCTCACTTCGTAGCGATGAAAGATTAATTGAAAACAAAGATATTATTAACAAGTATATGCCATCTCTAGTGGCTGCTGCCCAAGCACCAGACGCTCCAGATTCATATAAGCAGTTTTTAAGTTTTGTCATAAAAGAGATGCAATGAGTGCCTTTGCTCCTGGTAGTTTATTTGACAATGTTGATAAGTTTGCAAATTCTTTAGGTTATCAAAACCTAGGAATTATTATGAAACTATCATTAGTTCCTTGGGACTCAGTAGATGATAGAGATGCTTTTATTGAAGCAATTACACAAGAACAACCACAAGGCAGTGCACCTAGTCGTAAAAGAATTTAAGGAGATATAATGTCATTATGGAATAGTTTCCTAGACAATATCGCCAAACCCGTAGGTGGCGCCATTGGTAATGTTGGTGAATATTTAGCAGGCACATTTACTGGTAATTTTGGTTCCCCATCTCAGGCTGTTTCAAATATAATTCTTCCTGCTGCTATTGATATTGGGGCAAGTAAACAATTAAATGCTCTTGGATTAGAACAAGAAGCGCAAAATATTGTTAAAGAAAATTTAAAGTATTCAGTAAAAAATCAATCAGTTAGCAATGACTTAGTATTAAAGGCTGGAGTAAAACTTCACGATGAAGTTATTTCTCCATACATTACTCGTCCAATTTCTACTGGCGCTTTACTAACAGATTTTGATTCCCCTTTATACTCAAAAGATGAGTTTGAAAAAGGCTTTCAATTATCAGATATTACTGAGGCCTATAATCGTTCCGAAAAAGTAAGTCTTGGACAGGCTCTTACAAAATCAGATTTAACACCAATCAAGCCAATAGCAAATGTTGTTTTTGATAAAGGCGGAATTGACTTAGATGAAGTTGATTTATGGAATGACGATGATATTCAAAGAGCATTTGTTGACAATACAGTTGGAAGATATTTTACTGGCCCACTTGATTTTCTTGCAAGTAACGTTGCTATCGGTAAAGCATTTGGAATTGCTGCTAAAACAGGTAACCTAGGTGCTCGTAAGGCTGGACTTACTACACGAGGCAAAAATCTTTCTAAGGTTGAAAAAGATATTGATGATGGTATCTTATTTACCCAAAGTGGTGCTACTTCTGGTAGACAAACTTCTATTGGTAACGATGTTAATAAACTGGCCAGTACTTCTAATATTGATGATGTGTCTACAATACTTACAAAGTATACAAATAACGAAAATTTATTTGGTCCAATACAGAGGGCTACTGACCCAAACACAGTTAAAGATTTAATTCTTGCTGATAAAGGTTACTTGCCAGCATTAGATAGATTATCTAAGAATGCTCCTGCTGACCTTTATGAAATTGCAGATATGAATTCTATGATGAGGGCTAAAAGAATTGAAGACGGTAAGCCATTAGAGTTTTCAGATGAGGCTTGGTCTCGTATGAATGCTGCGTTTGATGATGCGATTAATCGTATACCTGAATATAAATTTATTAAAGACTCTTTACTTGACCCAGCAACTGGAACCTCAGGTAAATTTGCAAAAGATTATGTACCTATGGAACCAGTTCTTGGTAAGGGTGCATTTATTAAGACTCGTGATAAATTACAAAATCTAAAGGCTTCTGCTGTTACCAGAGATTTTACTAGACTTGGTGGAATAGAAGAAAGAATCCTTGGCGGTTCTTTAAATGGTCCTATTACCAGAGTCGTAAGATTTGTTGGAACTGAAAAGCCACTTGGATTTGTAACCTATTCTGGCTCTCGTCCGCTTGATGGTTTAAAAGAAATTGATGCGTTCTTTGATGATATTGACTTATTTACTAATGGTAAAAATTTAATTAATATTACACCTAAGACAAAAATTACTGCTGGTGAATATCGCACTCAAATAAAATCCGAGTTTGCTAATGCAAAAACAAACATAGAACGTAATAATGTTCTTGATAAATTAGAGGACCAAATAGGATTAATCCTTGCGTATACAAAAGGATTTTACGATACTAGAACAATTAAAACATTTACTCAAGAAATTAAAAATCAAGTATTTGGTGCTACAAATTCTATTGCTCAAAAGGGTTATGCAATGGATGCCCAAGGGCAACGTGTTATTACCAATCCTAAAACTCAACGTCAACTAATTGAGTCTCGTCGTATGGCACCGTGGGGCTTGGTTGAGCGTGAGTTAAACTCTGCTATTAAGAAGCGCAAATTTGAAACTAAAGTTTATCAAGCAAATGATGCTATTAAATTTGTTTATGAAACATTCAATAAATACTGGACCATAGATGTTCTTGCTCGTCCATTATATATTTCAAAACAATCTTGGTTTGAGCCAATATTAAGCGCAACATTAGCACACAGTAATAAGTTTATTACAGACAATATTCCCAATATGAGCAAGAATTTTATTAAAAATAATAAAAATAGAATCCTTGGTCAAGCAAATAGAGTTCTTAATAAGAAACAATTTAATGCTGTAGATAGAGCAGTAACTGATATATCTAAGCAATTAGATGAGGCAATAGATTCTCTGGATAGATTAACTGCTGAGGCTGCTTTATACTTAGAGCCAGAAAAATATGCAGTTAAATTATCTCCTAAAACTATAAGAGACAACAAGGCTTTAATTATGAAAGACCTTAAGGCTGCCTCTAAATTAGTTGATGATATTGAACTTGAATTGCGTGATGCAGTTCGTCCATTTGGCGAGCAATCAGCCGTACCAACCATTGCCTCACTTGAGCGTAGAGTTAAATTTTTAGAAACTGAAGTCCCAAATAATGCAAGATATGCTGCAGATATTGCTAATGCTAAAGCAGCAATTACAAAGGCTAAGGGTTCTATTCATACTCTAGCACCAGAGGCTAAGGAAATTCTTGCTGCTAATAAAGAAATAGCAAATCAATATAAAGTTATTGATGACATCCTTACGGACTTAGGTGGCGCTAGAAAAGCGCAGGCTGATGTCTACCTAAAAGATGCTGCTTATAAAAAGCGCTATTATGGGAAACCAGTACAGTACAGAGAAATTGAAGGCAGATGGGTTCCAATAGAATCTTTATTTGCTGAAAATAAATTTGGTGCTGCATTTAGTGAAGAATTTGCAAACTCTCGTACAGTAGCAGCCAATTATCTAGGTCAAGTTGGAATTGGAGTTCGTTCAAACCTTACTCTTCGCAGAGGACCATCTACTGTAACTTTTGTAAATGACCCAAACTATTTTGAAGAGTTGGCATATTTTGCTAATCGTTCACTTCGTGGAGATAAGTTAGTTGATAAAATTCTTGCAGGTCAAGCCGAAAAAGAATTAGTTCAATGGGGATTAAGTAAAGAAGGTCAAGTATATTTTCAACAATTTGGAGATGTGACTCCTTCAATAATTGTAGAAACAGTAAGAGATAGATTAGGTTTTGTAAATAGATATTTACCAAATGTTGAAGCACGAGCATTGGTTCTATCAAAGGAAGTCAACTCTGCTGAATTGGCTCAGATTCTAAGCAAAGATTTAAATAGACTTAGCCCAATTCACCCATTAGATTTTAATATTCACGTAGCATCTGAGTTTGGGTATAGAACCTTAGACAAGATTGAAGGTGCTATTAATAAAGGTGCTTCTCGTATTTTTAGTTTGCTTACTCGTCCAGAAAATCCAATTCGTTGGGCTTCTGCTGATAAATTTTTTCCAGATGCAGTTGCTAAAAAAGCAAATGAATTAACCGAACAAGGCTTTACTTTTATAAATAAAGACGGTACTTTTAATTTTAATAAACTAGAAGTTTTACGTTCTGCTGCTAGACGAGAAGCATTAGAAATGAATGAGAAAACATTCTATACAATTCGCAGGCAGAATAGAGCATTGTATGCTGCTAGATTAGCAACTGCTTTTCCTACAGCATCCTTAAATGCCTTTTATCGTTATGGACGTTTTACTTTAAAGAACCCAGAGCGTGTTGGTCAATTCTTGTATAATTACCAATCAGCATTTAGGTCATTTGGTGTAGACCAGTATGGAAATCCTACAGATGACCCAATGAAAGCAACTCATTTAGTTGTACCAGGAACTAAAGAAATGGGATTCTTTGGAGGTAAGGGCGTCAGACTGAATGCTCGTTCAATAGGATTCTTACTTAACTACCCATCTCCATCTATATTTTCTAGCGTTGCTGTTGCCGAAATTTACAAGCGTAAACCACAAACAGAAGATTTGATGAAGAGTTGGCTAGGCGCTAACTATGATGTTTTATTTCCATATGGTCCACAAACCGACTGGAAATCTTCATTGATTCCAAGGTGGGCAAAAGATGCTTGGTTTTACTTTAATGGTCCAGAAGGAAATGCAGATTTCTTAAACTCTTGGAAAGATGTTCATAACTACTATATGACCCTAGATGACTTGGGTATTATGAAGTATCCTGGAGAAGAAGTAGTCTATCGTGACACTAGGAAAAATTTTGCAGTTAAGGCCAACTGGGCGTTTGGAAACATATTTGGTGTTCCAGCAAAGGTTGATACCAACCCAATGGCTTTGTACGAAGAGGCATACGACTTACTTGTTAATAAGTATAGAGTTATTGCTAACAACGAGAAACTTGCAAGAGAACTTGCGGGGGCAGAATTAACCGCCAAGTTAGGTCCAAACTTCCCGCTTGATAGAGTAAGTTTTAAAGGCTCTTCAGCAAATGCTTATATTCAACCTAACTATGAATCTTATAAGCGTGTATTTGAAGACTCAACAGGACTTGCCGAAACGCTAGCAAGACAAAATCAAGAGTTAGTTGGATTGTTAACTCTTGATGTCGATGCCAGTAAAGAAGAGTTTAATCTTTCTATCTATAGAATACTTAATGACCCTAAGACTAAACTTCCAGACGGAAGCGTATTAAATGACATTAAGTTAACTCCTAAGCAAGAAGAAGAACGCAGACAAATTAATCGTGGCTGGGCTTTATATAATCAGTTAACTGATACATTAGAGGCCGAAGCCAAGAGACGTGATAATAAATCACTACGTTCACACCCAGAACTTCTTGAGGCTAGACGTATTGTTGCTGGAGATTTAATCAGAAAGCAAAGTGAGTCTTGGTGGAAAGAGTATAATGACCCACAACGTGGCGACAAGTCTTTCCGTTATGCCTATGCATTAAACACCGTCATAAACAATGATGAGTGGATGGGCAAGTATGGTAATACAAAATTATGGAATGATGTCAAAGAGTTTATGACCATTAGGAATACTGTGGTTGAAGTATACAAAGGTATGCCAGATAGAAGCGTTCAAAAATCTAAGGTAAAGAAAAACTATATAGGATTTATTGATGAGCGTATGAAGACCTGGCATCCAAAATTACAAGAGTTAATTAACCGTAATTTTGAAGAAGATAATATGAAGGATGCTACTTTGAAAGAAGGTAAATAATGGATGAGAAAGCCTTAGCAGCAGCCGTTGCTGCAGCACTTGCTGCGGTTGGTTTAGGCGGTGGCGACTCTGGTAAAACAATCTCTTCTGAAGCCATTAAACTTACCCCAACTGCTGCAAAACAGTTACTTGAAAGTATTGCTGGTGACATTCAATTTACTGGTAAATTTAATTCTGCTGATGTTGCAGCGTTTGTTGCTGCTTATAACAAAAAGGCTAATGAGCAACTAGATACAGTAGTTCGTGAGGCAAAAGAGACTATTCAGTCAGGCAAAACTGCTGATGTTTCTACAACCGTTAAGAATATTATTACTACTAAGTATCCATCTTTCTTTGACCCAAAGACATTCACTAGAGACTTTATCTGGTCAAAAGTAAACTTTGCTGACGAGAAGGCACTGGGGGCAAAAGCCCTAGACGCTCTTACCGAAGCACGTAATATTGCTAAGGCATTTAATTTAAGCACAGTTTCTGAAATAGAAATCCAGAATGCTGCTAAACAAATTGCTAGTGGCAAGATTACTGCAAATGATTACAAGACTCAATTAGCAGCAAAGGCTGCAGTTGAATATCCACAATATGCTGAACGTCTTAAGACAACACCTAACGCAAGTGTTAGAGACTTGGTTAATCCAGTACTAAGAGCAGTTGCAGATGCTTGGGAAGTAGATGTTGATTCTCTTAATTTAAATGACCCATTTATTGATAAGTTAATTAGACCAGATGGTGTTATCGGCAAGGTTCCACCAGCGTCTGTAGGTGAAGCAACTCGTGCTGCACTTAAGCACCCAAATAGAGATAAGACCAGAGCAGAAATCAATAATGCTATAGACGCAGCAAATGAACTTGGTAGAGCACTTGGATTTGGAGTATAATGGCCAGGAAACAAACAGAGGCAGACAAGTTAGCAAAAGATTTAGAGCGTCAACTTGCAGCACTAAACGCACAACCAAGTCCAGTTGACGTTGTAAAAAATATTATTAATCCGACTGCTGATACATCTAAGCCTACTTATGAGGGGATGCGTTCACAATTATCTGAAATTAAAGACCCTAATATTAGAGCAGCGCTTGAAAAGGCTTATGCTTCTACCGACAAATTAACGGAGCAGGTTACAACTCAATATGAAACCCTTGGGTATGATTATGACCCAAACACTAATGTAGCAAAACCAAAAACGTCAACAGTAACTCAACCTAACACACAAGTAACTCCAGTAAGTAATACCCTTACTCCAACAGTTACTGGCCCAGTACTCGCCAGAGACTTTTTTATTAATACTCTATCATTGCTTATGGGTAAAGAAGAGGCATCTAAGCCTTATGTATCTGAACTATATAGATTAGTTTCAGGATTCTACAAAGATGGTGCAACCATACAGGATTCAATTAATCTTGCACTATATCAAGCACAACAGGAAAAATCTATACCAGAGTTTACAAATCGATTCAGTGGTATATTTAAACTACAAGAACGTCGTGCAAAAGGTGAAGCAATTGATGTACCTACTATTGCAGAATACATAAAGTCCCAAGAAAGACTTGGCGATATTCTTCGTCGGTCAGCATTAGGTGATTTAGCAAATGAAACATTTTTAAACACAGTTATGGCTACTGGTAAATCAGTAGATGAAAGCGTTGAAATTATTACTGATGTATTTGATTTAATTGATAATGCTCCAGCAGTATTCAAGCAACAAATAGCAAAAACATTTCCAACTGTAACTAGGTCAGCATTAGCCACAGCATTATTAACTGGTACTGAGGGTGTAAAACAATTAGAGCGTACAGTTAAGAAGGCTGGAGTTATTGCTGCTGGTACTTCACAAGGACTTAATATAAGTGATGAACTTGCTTCTGGATTAGTTTCTAAAGGACAAACATTTGGAACTGCTGGTGCACAATTTGCAAAGGTAGCACAAATACTCCCAGAGGCGCAAAGGTTGACATCTTTTGAAACTGGCATAACTCCAGCAGAGGCTTATACAACAGAACAAGCAGTGTCAGCAACATTTGACCAGAATGCTATTGAACTTCAAAGACTTGCAGATTTAGCAGAACGTGAAGGAGCAAGATTTTCCAGACGTCCTGGAACAGCAGGCAGCAGGTCATTTGCTTCTCAAACCAGAGGTATGGTTTAAACAAATAGAATCCTATGTGAATCAATCGGCCTCACATAGCGTACTAGACCGATAGCAAGAGCCAGCCTGGTTCCCCGACCAGAATCTGAGGCTTGCGACTACAACGAATAGAAGGGTGGGTTGCTATGAGCAACAACTACTGGGATGAAGACGAAGACGACCTAGATACCGACAACGGTGTGCAATTGGAAGGAAGCGATTTACTTAAAAAATTGCGGAAAGCCAAGCGTAACGATGAGAAGCGTATCAAGGAACTCACTGAGCAACTTGAGGGATTATCCAAGGTGCAGCGTGAGCGTACAGTCAAAGAGGTCCTAGAAAAGAAGGGTGTCAACCTTAAAGCAGCAAGACTGGTTCTTAAGGATTTAGAAGAGGTTAACGAAGAGACAGTGAATAACTGGCTCGATGATAACGCTGATTTATTCGGACTAACAGTTGCCAAAGAGGAGCCTAAAGCATCAGAACAAGACCGTGCCGCATTGCGTCAACAGGATGTTCTAACGTCTAACGCTATGACCCCAGACCGAGCAGAAGACTTAAATCTTCGCATTGATAATGCAGATTCGATGGATGCATTATTGGATGTACTTCGCTCACAATAATTCCGTTCATAGTCACTTGGAGGTGACGATATGGCTAACGCCTACGTATCAACAGGTTCGTCCTCATTAGGAGGAACCGCTGGTTCTGCTGGTTTAGTA